ATCATCAAAAGGGTCGGAAATCACAGGCAATAAAAAACCCCGACCGAGGTCGGGGTTGCCAAGTGGGGCGAATTACTTGCTGATAATCGCAAGGGTTGCGCGTAGGTGAACAAGGGCGTTGACCGCATCAAACTCGGCATTTTCCGCCTTTTCAATTTTGCCAATTGCATCGTTAATCAAATTGACAAGTTTTGTTTCGAGCGATTTAGGCTCGGATTCGGTTTTTTCCTTCGGGAAAGCATAGCCAATCACACGTGAAAACATCGTATGGGCAGTAGACCGCGCGTCCTTCTTTGCCTGATTCTGCGATTCCCACTTGTCACGCGCGGCGGCGTCGAGTGCGTTATATTCCTTCGAACCCTTGCGGACTAGCTCGGCGGCGAGTGCGGCGGCGTGTCGCTTGTCGAGTGCCGGAATAATTGCATCGGCGATAAATTGGGCTTTCACTTCGTTCAGCGCCGTTTCGGTTCCGAAGAACTCACGCACTTGCGCGCCTGCCACTTGCCACTTATTAACAGTTGTTAATTCGCCCTTGATTGCATCGGTAACCGCTTTTGTCATCGCTTGGTAATTCATTTGAAACTCCATTCAGTTGATTGTAGGAAATATGCTCGGCGGGTTTCGCTTTGCATGACTACAATGTATCAAACTATTCTAAAACTCAAAGCATTTTATTCGGAACTTATTATCACGTGTTAATAAATGCCATTCCGGCAACCCCACCGTACCCCCACCCCCCGCTGTTGGCGCTTGGTACCATCGCGTGCCTTGCCTTAGTAATCTGCACATCCAATCACAAAATCCTAAAAGGGTTACACTAACCAAGGGGGTCACAACTTGTTAAGTTAACAACAAGGCGTCAAGGATAGGCGAGGCGACCCCCACCCCCTCTAAAATCTGCCGGACTAAACTAAATGTCAAAATGGCAAAGTACCCCCCTTGCCTTTTTGGGTCCCCTACAACCCCCCGGGGGATATATATTGACAACTTTGTACAAGGTGGTTATCGTCGCGCACATCTGGGCCACAAACAGCTACGGAACACATGCCTATTCTCGCCACGCCTGAAGTGGGTATCCCACTCCCCTTCGATACAACACCGGAGGAAATTGACGATTTTCGTCAGAAGGCTCATGCACTTTTTGAAACGGTGCAAGATCTAATAGGTCTAGGAGCGCAGGTAGACATCACCCCCGAAGACAAGGCGGAATCTCACCGCATCTTCTCCAACAAAAAACTTCCTCCGGCAAAGCAGTTGACGCCGGGCACCATCCTGAACCTAGAAGCAATCCTGAACGAGTGGGATCAAGAAGTACTAGACGTTTCGCGTCGGCTTCGTAATTACGTGACCAACAAGTTGATTGTTGAGTCTGCTGATCCCGACCCTCGCCAGCGCATGAAGGCACTGGAAAACTTAGGGCGGATTGCCGGAGTTGGGTTATTCTCTGAGCGAATTGATATAAGCATCACGCACCGCACCGTAAAAGATATTGAGACAGATCTCGTGAAGACCTTGGAGCTGTACGCTGGAGGTGTTGAAGAGGTCGCGTTTGAAGAAGTGCCTAAGAGTATTGGTGATATTGACGTAGATGCTGAGTTGTCAAACGAAGAGGACCCCTCGGATGGACCCGGAACTGCTTCGTAGGGCGCAAGCTATATTGCCAACATTACCACCGGCTGTTCAACAGAAGGTAGGTACCCTAATTGCCGAGGCTAGGCGTGCCAAAGCACAGGAAGTTGCTAAGAATAACTTCATGGAGTACGTCAAGTATGTCTGGCCCAACTTCATTCATGGCAGGCACCACGAGAAAATGGCGCGAGCGTTTGAACGGGTGGTTGAGGGAAAAACCAAACGGCTCATTATCAACATGCCACCACGGCATACGAAGTCAGAATTCGCCTCATATCTGTTGCCGAGCTGGTTTTTGGGCAAGTTTCCTTCCAAGAAGGTGATCCAGACCTCACACACCGCTGAGTTGGCGGTGGGGTTTGGTCGAAAAGTACGTAACTTAGTGGACTCTGACCGTTATAAGGACTTGTTTCCAGATGTTGCGCTACAAGCAGACTCGAAAGCCGCTGGTCGTTGGGCTACAAATTACGCTGGTGATTACTTTGCTATTGGCGTCGGTGGTGCTGTTACCGGTAAAGGCGCTGATTTGCTCATCATTGACGACCCGCACAGTGAACAGGAAGCCGCTCTGGCTGAGGTAAACCCCGAGATTTACGATAAAACGTACGAGTGGTACACATCTGGCCCTCGTCAGCGTCTACAGCCGGGCGGATCTATCGTGATTGTGATGACTCGGTGGTCAAAGAAGGACTTAACGGGTCAAGTATTGAAGTCCGCAGCCCAGAGAGGTGGTGAAGACTGGGAAGTGATCGAGTTTCCGGCGTTATTTGACTCGGGAGAGCCGCTTTGGCCTCAGTTTTGGTCTAAAAAAGAACTACAGGCGCTAAGATCTGAACTTCCGAACGCCAAATGGATGGCTCAGTACCAGCAGAACCCGACATCTGAGACATCAGCTATCGTCAAACGGGACTGGTGGCAGATTTGGGAGGACGACACACCCCCGCACTGTGAGTTTGTCTTACAGAGTTGGGATACCGCGTTCGAGAAGAGCAACCGCTCGGACTATTCAGCCTGTACTACGTGGGGTGTTTTTTATCAGGAGGACGACGCCGGTGTTATTCAAGCTAATATCATCCTCCTCAATGCTTTCAGAGACCGTCTTGAGTTTCCTTCGCTTAAGAAGAAAGCAATCGAGCAATGCAAAGAATGGGACCCAGACTCCATCATTGTGGAGAAAAAGGCGTCAGGTGCCCCACTCATCTACGAGATGAGAGCAATGGGTATTCCTGTACAGGAGTACACCCCGGTAAGGGGTAACGACAAGATCAGCCGACTAAATGCGGTGTCCGACCTGTTTGCGTCAGGGCGGGTGTGGGCACCCAACACACATTGGGCTGAAGAAGTAATCGACGAAGTGGCAAGCTTCCCCGCTGGGGATCATGATGACTACGTGGACTCCGTATCGCTGGCGCTGATGCGGTTCCGCAAAGGTGGCTACATCCGGTCAGTGTTGGATGAGCCGGATGAGATACCGGAATTCAGGCGTAAAAGGCCATATTACTAATGATTAAATCTAGCTATCTGTACTACGAGCGGGCTATGCCGCCTGACTTTTGTGACTATGTGATCAAGAGTCTGGACTGGTCGCACGCTGGGACTGGCACAACACGGGAAGAATCTGGCGCGGAATCTACAAGGCTTCGCAGGGTTAAGATTTTGCCGGAACACTTAATGTCTCCGCTTGGCTCGGTCTGTAAAAACTACATGATTGACGCCAACAGTAGAACACAGTGGAGCAAGTCAATTTGCGGCTTTGACGTTCCACAGATTCTGAAGTATGAGACTACGGACCACTACTGGTGGCATCACGACGTGCTTCCGCCGGTAGATGGGAAGCAACGGCGCGTCTCGCTATGTATGCTGTTAAATGACCCGTCAGAGTTTGAAGGCGGGCAACTTGAGCTTAAAGATACGATGGATAACGCCCTAAAAAACAAAGGCGACATCATCGTGTTTGATTCAACCACAATGCACCGGGTTGCTCCTGTAACTAAAGGTGTTCGCATCTCGGCTGTGTGCTGGGCTTACGGATTTTATGAGGATTGATCATGGCTATTGATAAAGCACTAAATCGCGCTCCGCTAGGGCTTGGCGATATGGACGCAGGCGTAATGGATGAGCCGCTCATAGAGATTGAGATCGAGGACCCCGAGTCAGTGACTATTGGCATGGGCGGGCTGGAGATTGAGCTAGAGCCGGGCAAGAAGGAAGATGACGACTTCAACGCTAACTTGGCTGAAGAACTCAGTGAAGATGTGTTGGAGACATTAGCAGGGGATTTGCTAGGTGACTTTGAAGACGATGTTGCAAGCCGCAAAGACTGGATGCAAACATACGTAGACGGCCTTGAGCTGTTGGGTATGAAGATTGAGGAACGCAGTGAACCGTGGGAAGGAGCCTGTGGTGTTTACCATCCCCTTTTATCTGAAGCTTTGGTTAAGTTCCAATCCGAGACAATCATGGCGACATTCCCGGCGAGTGGTCCGGTTAAGACGCAGATCATTGGAAAGGAGACCACTAAAAATAAGGAAGCTGCCGAGAGAGTTCAGAATGACATGAACTACCAGCTTACCGAGGTCATGACTGAGTATCGCAGCGAGCATGAGCGCATGCTGTGGGGCTTGGGCCTGTCAGGTAACGCGTTCAAGAAGGTGTACTACGACCCATCGCTAGAGCGTCAAGTCTCTATCTTCGTCCCGGCTGAAGATGTGGTTGTGCCTTACGGCTCAGAGCATTTGCAAACCGCACCGCGTGTAACACATGTGATGCGTAAGACTGAGAACGAGCTAAAGAAACTCATGGTGGGCGGCTTCTACCGCGATGTTGACCTTGGTACCCCCACTAATACACTAGATGATGTAGAGAAGAAGATCGCGGAAAAGATGGGCTTCCGCGCTACAACTGACGACCGCTACAAGCTGCTTGAGATGCAGGTTGACTTAAATCTTGAAGGGTATGAGGACGAGAGCGGTATAGCCTTGCCTTACATCGTCACTATCGAGAAGGGCACCGGTACAGTCTTAGCTATTCGCCGCAACTACGAGCCAGATGACGAGACTAAACAGAAGCGCACTCACTTCGTCCACTACGGCTACATCCCCGGCTTTGGTTTCTACTACTTCGGCCTGATCCACTTAATCGGGGCGTACGCAAAGAGCGGCACTTCTATCCTGCGTCAGTTGGTTGACTCAGGCACGCTATCTAACTTGCCGGGCGGTCTCAAAACCAAAGGCATGCGCACTAAAGGAGACGATACACCTATCGCTCCGGGCGAGTTCCGTGATGTGGATGTGGCGTCGGGCACCATACGCGACAACATTATGATGCTCCCATACAAGGAGCCATCGCTGGTCTTGAAGCAGTTGATGGACCAGATCGTGGATGAGGGTCGTCGCTTCGCATCCGCTGCTGACCTTAAAGTCTCTGACATGTCGGCGCAAGCCCCTGTTGGAACGACACTAGCACTGTTGGAGCGTCAGCTAAAAGTGATGAGCGCAGTTCAGGCTCGCATTCACTTTGCGATGAAGCAGGAGTTCAAGCTGCTAAAAGACATCATCGCAGCCTACGCTCCGACCGAGTACAGCTACGAGCCAGTTGAAGGTAGCCGTCGCGCACGTCAGCAAGACTACGAGATGGTGGACGTGATCCCTGTGTCAGATCCGAACGCTGCAACCATGAGTCAAAAGGTTGTGCAGTATCAGGCGGTCATGCAGATGGCACAGCAGAACCCGCAGATCTACGACATGGTTGAGCTGAACAAACAGATGTTAGAGGTCTTGGGTATCAAGAATATCCACAAGCTTGTACCTGCTTCGGAAGATCAGAAACCAAAAGACCCAGTGTCGGAGAACATGGCAGTTCTGAACATGAAGCCGGTCAAGGCGTTCTTGTATCAGGACCATGAAGCCCATATCCGTGTGCACATGGCAGCTATGCAAGATCCAAAGATTGGGCAGATCGTCGGGCAAAACCCACAAGCAAACGCAATTATGGCTGCAATGCAAGCACATATCGCCGAGCACGTTGCGTTCGAGTATCGCAAGCAGATTGAGGAGCAGTTGGGCGTACCTCTGGATATTCCTAACTACGAAGATGGTGACACCATCCCAGAAGAGATGGAGGTTGAGATTAGCCGCATGATGGCGATGGCAGCCGACAAGTTGCTACAGAAGGATCAAGCCGAGGCTGCACAACAGCAGGCACAGCAAGCTGCACAAGATCCGATTGTTCAGATGCAACAGAAAGAACTCGAACTCAAAGAGCGCGAAGTCGGCATCAAGGAGCAGAAACTACAGATCGATGCCGCGATGGAGGCTCAGCGGTTGGAGTTGGAGAAAGAGCGGATTGTTGGTCAACAGCTAGTCGCGGGCTTACAGGTAGCCACTAAGGCTACTCAAACACAACAAGAACTTGACTCCAAGATGGAGGCCGAAGGAGTTCGGCTTGGACTACAAGCATCCAAGGATCGTAGGGAAATAACACGCCCTACGCAAAACCCTAGACCGAAGGAGTAATCAGTGGACAAGACACTGGCAATCGTCAAAGAACGTATTAACGAGAAACAAGCCCAACTTGCGCATGCCGTGAGTGAGGGCACGATGAAAGATTACGCAGAGTATCGCGCAATATGCGGGGAGATTCGGGGTCTATCCATCGCAGAAGGCTTTATCTTAGACCTTGCAGACCAAATGGAGCGTCACGACGATGAGTGAAATACTAATCGCTACAGAAAGCGGTGAAGTACCACAGACTGAAGAAGAGAAAGCTAAACAGCTTCCTGAGCCTGCCGGATACCACATATTGGTAGCACTACCGGAGATTGAGGAAGCGTTTGATAGCGGGCTTCTTAAGGCGGATCAAACCAAGCAGTTTGAAGAAGTACTAGCAACTGTGTTCTTTGTCGTAAAGGTAGGACCGGATTGCTATAAGGACGAGAAACGGTTCCCAAGTGGGCCGTGGTGCAAAGAAGGTGACTTTGTATTAGCCCGTCCAAATAGCGGCACCCGCCTGAAGATCCACGGTAAAGAGTTCCGTCTTATAAATGACGATACGGTGGAAGCAGTTGTGCAAGACCCACGCGGCATTCGTCGCGCATAAAGGAGATAGCAATTATGGAACAACAAGAATTTCAGTTTCCCGACGAGAAGGAAGAGAAGGCCAAACCCACCGAGTCTAAGCTGGATGATATCGAATTTGAAATAGAAGACGATACCCCTGAAGAAGATCGTGGTCGGGAACCGTTGCCTAAACAGATCGTCGAGGAGCTTGATCAGGATGATCTGGAGGACTATTCCGAGAAGGTAAAAGTCCGTCTGAAGCAGATGAAGAAGGTGTACCACGATGAGCGCCGGGAGAAGGACGCGGCGTTACGTGAGCGGCAGGCGGCAGAAGAGTTAGCAAAAAGACTACTTGAGGAAAACCGTAGCCTCAAAGGTAAACTTTCTGAGGGGGAGAAGACTTACCTCCAGACTTACCAGTCAGCAGTCGAGCTAGAAGTAGACGCCGCTAAAAAGGCTTACAGAGAAGCTTACGATGCCGGGGACACAGATAAGTTGCTAGATGCGCAAGAGAAACTTAATTTTGCCCAAATTAAGTTGCAAAAGGCAAAAGATTACGTGCCCTCTTTACAATACGATCCAGATGAGGTACAAAGTAGTCCAGAAGTCCCAGTGGCTCGTCCTGACCCAAGGGCAGTTGCGTGGCAAGAGCGCAATACTTGGTTCGGTCAAGACGAGGAGATGACTAGTCTTGCACTTGGGCTACACCAAAAGCTAGTCAAACAGTACGGAAATCAGTACACGTCCACCGACGAGTATTGGCAGAAGATTGACGGAACCATGCGTCAGCGCTTCCCGGACTACTTCCAAGATTCTACGCAGCAGGAATCTAAGCCTGTCTCGCGCACAGAAAAACCGTCCACGGTCGTGGCTCCTGCAACCCGTAGCACGTCCTCCAAAAAGATAGTGCTAAAGAGATCGCAGTTGGACACTATTAAGCGTCTTGGCATCACCCCTGAGCAATACGCCCGTGAACTAATGAAAATGGAGGCCAACAATGGCTGAAAACAGACTTGCCCGTGAACTTGAAACTCGTGCCGTGCAGGAGCGCCCCAAGCAGTGGGCTCCACCTGAGCTTCTCCCTGAACCAGATAAGCAACCCGGCTTCGCGTACAGATGGATTCGCGTTTCGACCTTGAACAATGCTGACCCACGCAATATTTCCGCCAAAATCCGGGAAGGCTGGGAGCCTGTGAAGATCGAAGAGCAACCAAAATTCCAACTGCTAGTCGATCCGAATAGTCGCTTTAAGGACAACGTCGAGATTGGCGGGTTGTTACTTTGCAAGACTCCACAGGAGCTGGTGGACCAGCGTAATGGCTACTACCAGAAACAGTCCGAAGGACAAATGGATTCTGTAGATAACAGCCTGATGCGCCAGAACGACCCGAGGATGCCGCTGTTTAATGAGCGGAAATCTTCTACATCGTTCGGTAAAGGAAGTTAATCTAACTTTTGGAGCTAAACATGGCTTTTCCGACTGTATCGGCCCCTTACGGGCTAAAGCCGATCAATTTGATCGGTGGTCAGGTGTTTGCGGGTCAGACTCGTGAACTCCCGATTGCAAGCAACTACAACACTTCGATTTACAACGGCGACATCGTTCGTATTTCGGGTGCTACTATTGTCAAAGAAGCAGGCACCACGACTGTCACGGCAACGGGTGTCGTAGGTGTATTCCTTGGTTGCAGCTACACCAGCCCAGCTACGGGTCAGAAGTTGTTCGCCAACTTCTACCCAGCTAATACGGTTGCTTCTGACATCGTGGCTTATGTGGCAGATGATCCTGATCAACTGTTTAAAGTCGCTGTTACTGGCGGTGCAACCTCGACCACAATCACCCCGATCTCGGGCTCGATTTTGGGCGATAACCTCGCTATTTCGCAGCCTTCGACAAATACCACCATTTCGGGTAACTCGAATATCGGTGCGTATGACTCCGGTTCGAATACTGACCAGTCGTTACCATTCCGTGTTGTTGATCTCGTTGCTGAGACCACCAACGCTGCTGGTAACTACAGCGAAGTCATCGTTAAGTGGAATGCTCCGTACCCAACAGCAACTACAACTGCTGCCGGTAGCCCGCTCGTCTATACCACTACGGTAACTGTAAACGGCGGCCACTCGTATCTCAACCCGACTGGTCAAGCCAGCGTATAAGGAGCACATAAATGGCTATTTCACGCGCACAACTACTGAAAGAGCTGCTCCCCGGCTTGAACGCATTGTTCGGTCTGGAGTACGCTCGCTACGGCGAAGAACACAAGGAAATCTACGAAACCGAGACTTCCGAGCGTTCGTTCGAAGAA